GATCGACCGGAAAAATTTAGGGAGTCTCCTACGCGCGAGCGCTCATTTGGTGTTGGGCCACTCTCGTCAGTTGTCTGAGTGTTGACTTTTGAGCCTTTGTTGACTTCGCCATGGGGATCACGGAACTGAGCAAAGCCCTCGAGATCGACAAAGGTCTCGTTTCGCGGCTCGTAAAGAAGGGAATGCCGACTACTTCGGTGGACGCGGCGCAGGCGTGGCGTGAGGTGAACGCGAAGCCAAAGCCCCGGAAGAACAAAAAGGTGATGGACGCCCCGCCGGCGGCCGCCAAGCCCCAGCCGGTCACAGCCCAAGCGCATGACGCACCCGAGCCTGACGACGATGACAACACCCCGCGCCAGTCTCTTCGCCGGGCGAGGTTGGCGGAAAAGGTCGGCTACAACGAGCTTGTGCTCTGCAAACGGAACGGCGGATCGATCGAGGACATCCGCAAGGCCAACTCGATCTACATCGCGGCCCGAAACAACCGCCACAAAGCCGAGCGCGACTTCAAGGAATGGCAACGCGCTGAGGGGATTCTGCTCTACTTCGACGAGGCCAAGGAGATCGCCGGTCGCCCGCATGTGGCGGTGAAGCAGACCCTCGAAATCGCAGCTAAGACGCTCGCACCTCGGCTCTACGGCCAACCCCAGAAAGCGATCGAAAACGCGCTCGCTGAATGGATCGACAATCTCACCACGCTCATCAGGCAAAGCATATGAAAATCGAAAACATCAAAACATCCGACCTCATACCCTACGCGCGGAATGCCAAGAAGCACGACGCCGCGCAGGTATCCAAGCTCGCCGGTTCAATCCGCGAGTTTGGATTCAACAACCCGGTCTTGATCGACAAGGACAACGGCATCATCGCCGGTCATGGCCGCGTGATGGCGGCGCAATCGCTCTCACTCGAGACCGTCCCCTGCATCCGCCTCGGTCACTTAAGCGACACCCAGCGCCGAGCCTACATCCTCGCCGACAACCGCCTCGCCGAGATCGGTGGCGGATGGGACGAGGAAATGCTCAAGCTCGAGCTGGCGGATCTTGCGGCCTTGGACATCGATGTCACCGAGATTGGGTTCGGCGCTGAAGACCTCGCCGACCTCGACATGGAGGACGAACCCGAAACATCAGACGCCGACGCCGAACCGCAGATCGATAAGGCCGAAGAACTCCGCGCCAAGTGGGGCGTCGAGCCTGGGCAACTTTGGGAGCTTGGCGACCATCGGTTGCTGTGCGGGGATAGCACGAAGAAAGAAGACGTGGATTTGGTGATGTGTGGAGAAAAATTGCAGGCGGTTGTAACTGATCCGCCTTACGGCATGGCATTTCAAAGCAATTATCGCAAAATTCAGCACGAAGCCATCAGTGGCGATGGTGACGAAGATCTGCTGATGCTTGCCATTGGGCTTGAGGTATCGCACTCAAAATACATTTGGTGCCGATGGGACAATATCCCGAAATTGCCAAAGCCAAAGTCAGTCATAACATGGGCAAAAAACAACTGGTCAATGGGCGACCTTGAACACGAACACGCCCGCCAGACCGAAGTGTGCCTTTTCTATGCTGGCCCACACCACAGGTGGGTAGGTAATCGACCAACAGATCTTGTAAGCCACTCGCGAACTGGAAACCCTCTGCATCCAACACAGAAACCAGCGTCGCTGATTGCGGAGGTAATTGGATGGACGGCAGGCGATATTTACGAACCCTTCTCCGGAAGCGGAACAACCATCATCGCCTGCGAGCAACTTGGCCGCAAATGCCGCGCCATCGAAATTTCGCCCGCCTATGTCGCCGTGGCGATCCAGCGCTGGGCAGACGCTACCGGCAAAGAACCCAAGCGCCTCGCATGACCCCCGCCGCCGAATCCCTGCGCGAGCACATCCGCTCGATCTATGCGCCGATCGATCGCCGGTCGGTCGTTCAGTGGTGCAGCGACGAGGTGATCCTCTCCGAGCGTCAGACCCAGATGCCTGGCGCTTTTTCCGTCAGCATGACGCCGTACCTGCGCGAGCCGCTCGAGTGCTTTGGCGACATCGATGTCACGGATGTCGTGCTCGTCTTTGGAACGCAAACCGGCAAGACCACCATGATCCAAGCGGGGACCGCATGGCGGATTTGCAACAAGCCGCAGCCGATGGTGTGGGTCATGCCGACAGAAGGCCTCGCCCGATCATTTTCCGAAACCCGCTGGATGCCGCTGTTCGATGACAGCGTCACGCTCTCGGCTCAAAAGCCTGCCGATCGCCACAAGTTCAAAACCCTCGAGCAACACTTCAGCCGATCCTCGCTCGTCTTTGTCGGGTCCAACTCACCGGCCAACCTCGCCAGCCGCCCCGCCGGTCTGCTCCTACTCGACGAGGTCGACAAGTTCGCCACCGAGACCGACAAGGAAACCAGCGCGCTGCACCTTGCCGAGAACCGCACGAAGAGTTTCGTCGGCGCCCTCCGCGTAAAGACCAGCACACCGACCACGCCCGAGGGGCCGATCTGGAAGGAATACCTCAAAGGAACGCAGGAAAAATTCATGCTGCCATGCCCGCATTGCGCGGAACGCATCGAGCTACTCTGGGAGCAAGTGAAGTGGGATCGCGAGGCCAAGGCCGACGGCAAGTGGAACATGGCGCAGGTCGAAGAATCTGCGCGCTACGAATGCCAGCATTGCAAAGGCTCGATCAATGACGGGCAAAAGATGGAAATGCTCCAGCAGGGGAAATGGCAATGCACCAATGAGTCGGCGCAGAAAGGCTTCCGCTCGTTCCACCTCAACTCGCTTTACGCACCATGGCGCTCATGCACCTTCGGCGCGCTGGCGGTCAAGTTCCTGCGCGACTCGGAAACCCTCAACGGCCTGCAAGATTTCACCAACTCAACCATGGCCCTGCCGTGGGAGCAGGTCGAGACCAGCATCGGCGACGCCAAGATCCTCGGCCTTTCCGGCAGCTACGAAGTCGGCACCTGCCCGATCGACGAGCCCGCGCATGTCGTCACCTGCGCCGATGTCGGCCAGGAGAAACAGCACTGGGTCACCACCGCCTTCGCTGCCGATGGATCAAGCTATGTCTTGGACTACGGCACCACGCTTTCAGTCGAAGACCTTCTCCGCGATCCGCCACTGCGATCCTATGCTACACCGAACGGCGGTATTGTTAAGCCCGAGTGCGGTCTGATCGACTCAGGCTTTGCCACCTTCCGCGTCTATGCCACCTGCCAAGAGTCTGGCGGATTCTATTTCCCAGCAAAGGGCGCGAATGTCACCTTCGGCACGCGGATCAGCCGCACCACGATCGACAACTTCCCCGGCGTCGTGCTCTACACCTATGTTGACCACGCGATCAAGACCGAGCTCTTCATCGATCGGATCAAGGACCAAAAGCCCGAGCTCAAGATCCCGAAGAAAGTCACCACCGAGTTCATCGCGGGACTGAGCGGTCAGAAGCTCGTCCCGCGCAAGACGCCATCCGGTCAAGTCTATGTTTGGAAGGATGTGCGCGATGACCACTTCATGGACGCACTCAAACTCTGCCACATCGCATGGCACATTTTGAAAAACGCTTGAACTGGTAACAGCGCTTACAAGTCCCGAAACAACTCATCCGCCACACTGGAAATGCTTGCGGATTTTTTTTGTGCTGCGCGCCGGAGCTTGGCATTCGCCGCATGAGAGATCGAGAGCGCGATCGTCACGCGCGTTTTCCCTGCTGGTCGTCCTGCACCCTCTCGAGCGCCGCCTCTGGTTTCTTTCTTTTTCATAGATGTCATGCGCTCATGTCCCAGGTCTCGCGGAATCCGATGAACACCGGAAACCGTGGAGCTTGTTTCGCCCCGCTCGGCTGATGGCTAAACTTCACGATTTTGCCGACAAGGCTGTCGCGGTTCTCCCACAGGCCCACGCGGTCAATGCCGCCTGCGTTGTGATTGTACGCCAGCCGGAACTTCACGCCGGTCGCTAGGTTGCGAACCACGAAGCCACCGAGCTCGCCGCGTCCGACCATGCCAGCCTTGGAGAGACTGCGCTTGGTATTTCCAAAGGCGTCTTGGCTCGCCGCGTTTTGATTGGTCATGCCTTCGTAAGTGGAGACCACCACCGCCTCGGCATCCTCAAAGCGCTTGATCTTGAGAAGGTAGCCTTGCTTCACGGTCGAGCGCCCGCACTTGTACGGCGAATCAGGCGTGCGAACCATCACACCCTCGTAGCCTTCGGCCAAGCAGGTCTGCACATAAGCAGCGAGATCGTCGGTGCCTTGCACTTCCACAGGCAGCACCTTCACGACCCGATCGGAATCTGGAAGCGCAGCCAGAGCCTTGATGCGCTCGCTGTACGGAGTGCCGGTCGAGGTCTCCACATAGTCGAAGACATGGAAAACGAAATCGGGCTCGCCATCGCTGGAACCGATCGCGCTGGTGGTCTCGCTGAATGTGCCGCCGCGCAGCATCAGCTCGCCGTCCACACCGTCGGGAAGATTGGCCTCGATCCACTCGCGCACAAAGCGGTTTGGGATCGGATTAAATGAACGGGTCAGAGCACGACCGCCAACTTTCAAGCAGCGGATACCATCGAGCTTCGGCGTGGCGAGCACGGGAAACGCCAGCTCCTCATGTTCATCGCAGCGACTGGCAAGCATCGGCTTGGTGATTTCGGCAGGATACACGACCGGCGCTTTCACAGGCCGGACGCTCAACTCCACCTTCATGCTCTCGACGATTGAGAACAGATCTGCGGCGTTGATGGTGACTTGCATGGGACGACACTAAACCCGCCTTTTGATTCCGTCAACATATAAATCAAAGGAAGATGATTTTTTTTGAGGGGCAAAAAACCCGCCATTTTGACACCCGCCCGTCGGCGTGAGCGATACCATGAAAATCAGCGGCGTGAAGTCCTACCTCCGCCGGACCAAGACCAATGAAGAGCTCGAGGCCTTGGCCGACACCGTCTTTTCCAGCGCCACCGAGGAAGTCGTCATCACCAGCATCGGCACCGAGGGATCAAGCTCGTCGGGGCAGGTGAGTTTCCCGAAGTGGCTGCTACTCCAAGCGATCGAAGAACTGCTCACCGACGGAGGTCGTGAGCGTCAGCTTGCCGCGATCGTCGACCGCTCGCGCTACTCATCGCCGCTTTGATTTTGACACCCCGAAATCAATCGTGAGCGAAATCAAAAAATCAAATCGCGGTGGCAAGCGCGCCGGAGCCGGACGCCCGAAGAAAAACGCCACGCCCAAGGCCGCTGCCTTTGAAGCAGCCGAGCACTCCATCAATCGCGGTCTCGTCATTCTCAACACCGTCGAACCCCGGCGCGAGCTTCCCGCCCAGACTCGCCTTGAGCTACTGAAGAAAGCCCGCTGGCTTTACAACAATGTCGGCGTCGCCGCCTACCTCATCGAGCACCTTGCCCAGCGTGCCGTCGGCACCGGCATCGTCCCGAAGGCCCGCACCGCGAATGCCGAGTGGAACCGCCTTGCCGAGCGCGCTTTCGAGGATCGCGCCTGCGCCGAGGCATGGGCATTCGACGCATCGTCACAGGTCAACTTCTACGGTGCCCAATCTCTCATCCTTCGGCAAGTCGCCTGCGATGGTGACTTCTTCGCGCAGTTCCTCACCACCCAGACCGGCGGCGCACGCGTCCGCTTCATTGGCGGCGAGGCAGTCGGTTCAACCGCCGATTCATCCGACCGCTCATTCGATGGCGTGCTGCTCGACCAGTTCGGCGCGCCCATATCGTACCGCGTTATCACCGACCGCGCCAATGGGAAATACACCGATGTCCCAGCGCAGGACATGCTGCATTTCCGACACATCCGCCGGGCAGGCTACCCACGCGGCGCATCATGGCTGCATAACGCAGCGATCAACCTACAAGACCTTTCTGAGATTCTCTCCTACACCAAGGGCGCATTCAAAGCAGGCGCGCAGATTGGCTTTTCGATCACCAGCAATGAAGCAGCCAAGATCGGCTTGGGCGCAAAGATCACCACCAGCGAAGGCGAAGACCTCAGCACCGAGCGCCTCTACAACGGCACGCTGATTCCCAAGCTCAAGCCGGGCGAGTCGATCCAGAGTTTCAAAAACGAACATCCCGGCCAGAGCTTCGAGCCATTCGTGCGGTATGTCATTTCCGAAGTCGCGCGCGGCATCGGCCTACCACCCGAGGCACTCATGATCTTTGTCGGCGCGAGCGGCACCGAGTTTCGCGGTCTGCTCGAAGTCGCGCAGAATTTCCTCGAGCGCCTGCAACAAATGCTCGTCGATCAATTCTGCCGTCCGTTTTGGAAATTCTGGATCTATCAGGAAATCCAAGCCGGTCGCCTGCCATACCCCGGCGACGATTGGTGGAGGTGTGAGTTTATCCCGCCGAAGAAAATCACGGTCGACAATGGCCGCGATGGCCGCCTGTACAGCGACTTGATGGACAAGGGCTACATGAGCTGGGAGCGCTACTGCAATCTCCACGGCCTCGATGCCGAAGCTGAGGAGGACGACATCCTGCAAACCTACCTGCGCCGCAAAGCGAAGTGCGATCAACTCGGGCTCGAGGTTGGTGAGGTTTTCCCAAGCCAAGGCACCGTCTGAAATTTTGACACGCCCGCTGCGGCGTGAAGACCTGGTATGCCCTATCTGCCCGCGCTGAAGTTCGCCAAACCGAAATCTCCATCTTCGACGAGATCGGTTATTACGGGGTCTCAGCCAAGCAGTTCATCGGCGACCTTAAGCGCGTCCCTGCCGATCACGAGATCGTCCTCAAGATCCACAGCCCCGGCGGCGAAGTGTTCGATGGCAACGCGATCTTCAACGCGCTGAAGCGTCACCCCGGCGGCGTCACCGTCCAGATCGAAGGCCTAGCCGCCTCGATGGCCACCGTCATCAGCCTCGCCGGCGCGCCGGTCAAGATGGCGGCCAATGGATTCTACATGATCCACAACCCGTGGGGAGTCGCGATGGGCGATGCCGAGGAGATGCGCGATCAAGCGGCACTCCTCGAGAAGATCCGCGAGGGCATGATCGCCGCCTACGCATCGAAGAGCGGCCAAGAGCCAGAGCAGATCGCCGCGTGGATGGATGCCGAGACATGGTTCACCGCCGAAGAAGCGCAGGCCGCTGGCTTCGTGGATCAAATCACCGACTCGCTCGCGCTCGCAGCCAGCGCCAACAAATTTTCGCGCCTCGGAAAGTTCCGAAACGCGCCTTCCGATTTGACAGCCCGGTCCGTGGATATGGACCCACAACTCGAAGCCGCTGCCGAGATCGACGAAGAGGTCGTGATCGAAGCCACCGAAGAGCAGGCCGCTGAAGAGCAGGCCGCCGAAGTCACTCCTTCCGCATCTCTCGAAGAGATCATCGAAGCTGCCCCCGAAGCTACCGAAGAAGAAGTTCAAGAAGAAGAAGAAGCACCTGCGCCGGAAGTGCCGGTCGCATCCTTGCCAGCCGCAGAAATGATCGTCGCGAAGTACAACGCGATCCTCGCCCGCGCTGAAAAAGCCGAGAGCGAACTCACCGCAGTCAAAGCCGAGCTCGATGCCGAGCGCAGCGCACTCGCGAGCCTCGAGCGTTCGCTTGGCCTCGCCGCCGCACGCGTCGTGCCGGTGATCGAAAGCTCCGCACCCGAGGCCAGCGACCCAGTCGCCGAGTACCTCGCAGCCGTCGAGTCAGGCGATCGCAAAGCCGCGTCGTCCCTCTTCGAGAAGCACAAGGCCGCCATCTGGAGCCACCGCCAAAAAATTTCGAAGGCGTGAGCCGGAGAGAACCAAACCAACCCCAAACACACCCCCGCAATGCCTAACACATTCGACTCCGCCCTTGTTGCCGATTCAATCGCTCAACAAGCCCAAACGGTTCTCAGCAACCGTCTCGCCGCCCTTAACCTTTTCGCTTCGGATTTCTCGTCCGATGTCAAGAAGGCCAAGGACACCGTTCAAGTCCCGATCGTTTCCGCGACCGGCGCGACTGTTGTCAACCCGACCAACTTTGAGCCCGGCGGCAGCGCCACCGTGGGCAAAGCCACCGTCACCCTCGACCACATCTTCCAACCGTTCGCAATCACTGCGGCTGAGTTGGCAAACGGCCACCGCCTTGAGCGCTTGATCCAAATCTCGCTCGACGCACTCGCCGACAAGATTTGGGCTCTCGCCACCACTCCGGTCACTGTTGCCAACTTCGGCGCAGCCGCTGTGACGAAGGCTGCCACCGGCATCACCGCCACCTCTGGCGATCTGCCAAAGGTCTGGGCCGCTATCAGCAAGAGCGCCCGCAAAGGCCTCGTCGTTTCCCCGACGATCTACTCGCAGTTGATCCCGACCAGCACGACCGCCATCAACCTCGGTGCTGGTGCCTACGGCTTCGACAACGGTGTCCACTACGCCAGCTCGTTCGGTGGTGAAACCAACATGATCGGTTTTGGCTGCTCGCCAGAAGCCCTTGTGATGGCCGCAGCAGCTCCCGCGATCGACGACGCAGTGCGCGCTCAGTTCGCAGTCAGCGATGTTGTCACCCTCGACCAACTCGGTCTCTCGGTGCAATACAACGTGTGGGGCTCGACCGCCAACCGTCAAGTCAACGCTTCGCTCGAGCTCATGTTCGGCGCAGCCAAAGGCCTCACCGACGGCACCATGGCGATCATCAAGTCCGCATAAGGTTCGGATTCTCATCGGTAGCGTTCAACTCCCCATCGGCCAAGCGTCGGTGGGGAGTTCTTCTTTTGACATGCACGCGCATTCAGAATGACCCCTGCCGCGATCAACGCCTTCCGCCTCAAATCGGCGGCAGTACAAAACGAGGCACATGGCGTCACGGTCCGTTTCCGCAATGCCGACATCAAGGTGGTGATTTCCACCGTGCGGCTTTCGCTCTCGCTCGAGCTTGGCGGCAATGCCCAGGGCGGTGAGTACACCGTGCGTTTTCTCGGTTCCACCCTCACCACCGCACCCACACGCGGCGAGCAACTCACCTTCGGTGGCCGCAAGTACACCATCACCGAGGTCCGAGATGCCATCAGCACGCCGGGCGAGCATGTCGTGACGATTCACCCTGGCTCAATTTCCAACCTATGAACCTTTTGATTGAGCAATCCGTGCGCGACTGGCTCGCCGACCTCGAGGCCTTCGAAGGCATCGCCATTCATTGCGGCCAGAGTGACGAAGAAATCCCCAACGATGCGCCGCTCATCATGGTCGCCTGCGAGGACATCAACGCACCGGCACCCACGCTCTACATCGCCACCGTGCGGCTGATCGTCAGCACGCCCTCCGTCATGGCCGATGCCCTCACCGATCACCGCAATCTTGTAGCGAGCCTACGCAGCACCCTCAACGACGCCGAGGCCATGGCAGGTTTTTTCCCCGTCGGCATCACCTGCGCCGGTGCATCCATCAACACATGGAACGAGTCGCAGAGCAATGACCGCTGGATGTCCCAAGTGAACCTCACACTCGGCATGGTGGAGAGTTAAGCGCGCAGCGCGATTTGACACGCGGGCAGTGGGAGACCCCCACAATCCTATGCCCGCCACCATCTACAAAGCATCGTCCGTCTCTTCCGTGGAGTTCGGCATCACCAACGAGACCGGCATCTTGCTCAGCTCGTTTTCGCGCAATGTCACCGCCAACAAGTCCGAGCTTCGAGACGCGGAAGGTGAAGTTGTCGCCGTCGCTATCACCGGCAAGCAAGCCGAGATCACCCTAGAAGGCACGCTGAATGGCAGCGCAACGATGCAAGTTGGCAACCTGCTCACACTGTCCAACGACATCGACAAGTACGGCCTCGCAGACGGCACCGTGATCGTCAACTCGGTGCAGGAGAAGTCTGCCGCCGGTGAGTTCAAGACCATCTCGGTCAGCGCCACTCAGTACAGCGCTTCAATGGACGACTAAGCGCCCCGCGCCTCTACCCGCCGACGGCTCCCCGGCTAATGGGAGCCAATTTTTTTACACATTATGGACCACACAGAACTATTCCACACCAGCAACCTCAAGCTCGCTGCGACGCTCGCCACCCTTGGTTTTGATCCGCACGAAGCACCCGTCACGCGACAAGTCCGCAGCGACGGCAACGAGACCACCATCTTCTGGTTCAAGGCCTCACACCCACAAACAGGAGAGAGCGCCTTCGATGTTTTCCAGAAGTTCACCAAGCGTGCCGAGTTTTTCGCCGAGAGCGATCCCGAGCACCCGATCAACTACATGCGCGCGGTCCTTCAGAACCGCGACGAGTTCATCGATCTGATCCGCAACACGCCGCGCGATGTCGTCATCGAGCGCAATGGCCGCCGCATAGCGATCCGCGAAACCGCCTCGGAAGAGACGCGCAAAAAGTTCGCTGCCCTTCTCTGAACTACACCCCAAAAAATATGCCAAAAAATACGAAAAACGAACTAGTAAAAGACGACGAAGTCCTGCGCGAAATCGGCTTCACCGAAGGCCCAAAGCAGGTCTCAAAATTCACCATGCGACCAGTCACAGCGCTTTCGCTGTCATGGCTGCAACGAAACAAGGTTTTCGATGGTGAGTTCTCCGACATGATGCAGAAGACAGCCGCTTACGCCTACCTGCACTGCGAGGACAAAGCGACGATCCGCAGCGTGGTCAATGACCCCCGCGAGTTCCTCGATGCCGTCGACGAGTGGATCGATGCGAACATCTCGCACCATTCTCAACTCGAGCCGATCGCCTTGGAGATGAACGCGGCGCTCGAGACCTACATGGCAGCCACGACCACTGCAGCGCATCCGAGCACCGGCACAGGATCGAGCGGATCAAAAAACTAGCCTCGCCCAGTTGGATTGCCAGCTATGTCCAGCACATCGCTGGCATGACCGGCTGGGCCTTCCGAGAAATCATGGAAGAACTGCCATTTTCCGCAGGCCTTCAGCTCATCGACGCCGACCTCAACTCGAAAGGCATCGAACGAGTCTATGTGAACACTCGGCCAGATTTTGACGCGCTGTCCTTAATAGACGAAGCATTCGACAAATTGAAGCCATGCCAATGACCATCGAGGCCACCAATCTTGAGGATATACTCAAGGCGTACAGCGCTTTGACTGGCAAAGGTCTTGCTCAAATCACAAGGGCTCACGCTCGGCTTTGTGCTGTCGAACTAGCTAACCGAACCCAACCTTGGACCAGCAAAAACAGCAAAGGCCCAGATGTGCTTGCTAAGGTCTCAAAGACCGTCACCAAAGATGTGAAAAAGGTGGTCAAGGCTAAGGATGATTTTGAAAGCTACATTCACGGAGCTATTCAAGATGACAAGATCAAACAGCGCCTATTGAAAGTCGCTAAGGAGAACAGATACGATATTCTCTCCAAGATCATGTTCAACTGCGGCCTGATCACCAGCGAGGACAAACTCCAGCAAATCACTGGAAACAGTCAACACAAGGAGACGCACATCAAGCATCGCGACAACAAGGGTCGAACATACATGCCGCGCGGGGCAAAGTACATCAGCCAAAACGGTCTTTCTACATACATTCAGCAAGTCATCAAGCGCATTGGCTACACCAAAAGCGGCTGGGCCGAATGCGCGCGCAGGATAGGTGGCCTCAGTGGTGACGGCGCACGCGGCATTCCGTCTTTCGCTAAACGCCAGCGTGGCAACAACTGGAATGTCGATGACAACGGGGCAAACATCGACAACCCCAATTTCGTCATGACTAACACCACCCCGTGGATTCGCCGACTGCTGAGTGCCAATGATGAAAAAGACGCCATGCGCATCGCACGGGACAAGATGATCAAATCCATGCAACGAGCAATCAAAGAAGCAAAGCGCGGTGAATCTGCCGCAAAAAAATCAATCGCCAAGGAGGTGGCAGACGCGCAATGAGTGATGTAACCGTAACATTCGGGGCAAAGGACAATGGCGTCGAATCGACGATCGTTAAAATCAAAGGCAGCCTCAACAATCTGGAAAAAAGCACCCAGCAGGCCAGCGGCAGCTTCGATGGCGGATTCAAGAAAATGGCTATCGCCGGAGGTGCAGCCGGTCTTGCAATCGGCGCAGGCATGAAAGTCATTGGTGCTGCCACGGATGCAGCGAGGGCGGTGGTCAATCGCTTCGGCGATGCTCTCGAGCTCGGTGGCAGGCTCAATGATTTGAGCAGCCGCACCGGCGAGACCGCAGGCAAGTTGCTGGTGCTCGAGCGCGCATTCGACAACACAGGCGTCGGAGCCGACAAGGTCGGATCGACCATCAACCGCTTGCAGAAGTTCATCACCATGGCGGGCGACGAATCGAGCAAGCAGGCAGAGGTCATGGCTCGCCTTGGAATCTCGATGCAAGATTTGCAAGGCAAGACGCCGACCGAGCAAATGCAGGTCTTTGCCACCAAGATTGCTGGCATTCAAGATCCCACGGTTCGGGCCGCGACCGCGATGGAGATTTTCGGCAAGTCCGGCGGCCAGTTGCTGCCGATGCTATCCAACTTTTCGTCTGAGATCAACGGCGCCAAAGGTCAGCTCGGCAGCTTGCCAGGCATCATGGACCGCAGCGCCGCCGCCTTCGACGCGATAGGCGACAATTTCGCGGCCATCAAAAACAAGTCACTTGAGTTCGCCGTAGGACTTGCGGAAAAACTAACCCCTGCGCTCGAAAAGTTCACCAACATGCTCGTCGGCGTGGACGCTGCGGGCTGGGGTGCTAAACTAGGAGAGCAGGTACTAAGACTCGCCGACATGTTGATCGGTGCATTCAAGTCTCCAATGGAACTAGTAGGCGTATATTTCGCGCAGGTTGAAGTCAACATGAGGACTATTGGCAATTTACTCGTCAATGCATTCATCAACGCCGCCAACTTCCTCAAAGAGTTTTTTGCATCCGACCTCCCGAAATTACTCATCGGCCAACTCGGCAGCGCGCTGATCAAAGGCTTTGCCGATGGCCTCAAGTTCTTTGTCGATAACATCGGCCAGGTCATCATCAACTTCAAAGAGTTCTTCGGGCGCGCCATCGAGTCGATCGCCACATTCTTCAGCAACACCTTCAACAAGATCGTCAATTTCTTCGCGACCGACTTCAAGAACGCGATGGAGAACCCGGTCGACTTCATCCGTGGCAAGCTCGGGTCCGCCCTTTCGGCTGCAACCAAGGACGGCAGCTTTACCTTCAAGGATGCCTACGACAGCGCCAGCGGCAGCGTGATTGACCGCATGTCTAAAGGCCTCGGCGCAGTCTCCGACGAGTACGGACAAAAGCTCAAGGATGGCACTGGCAGGATCGACGAAGAATGGAAGAAGATCACCGGCAACATTGAGTTTTCAGCCCGCGACTTTTTCGGTGCCGAGGGAGCATCACAACGGGTCAAAGACAAGCTCGGCGAACTCGAGAAGACCGGGCAAAACTTCCGTGAGCAACTCACCGGAGCAACCGGTGGAGCTAAGAGCGACACGACCGGCATCAAGGGCGATCTCGAAGACGGCGCCGGTGCAATGACTCAAGCCGCAGCCAAAGTCAAAGAAGCCCTCACCATGTCCCAGCAGATCACCGAGGACATCAACAAGGCCGAGAAGGAGAACGACATCGACAAGGGCGGGAAGAAGAAGGAGAAAATCGACGACCTAGTCGATCAAGGAAAGTTTGATGCAGCCCGTCGAGAAAACGAGAAAATCGCCAACAAGGAGCGCGATCAAGAAATGCGCGGCGTCGGCAAAGACAAAGACAACCGCTCGGTCAAAGACATTGCCAAGGACGAAGGCATCGACACCTTCCGCAAAAACAATGAGCAGCTTCGCAAAGAAATCATGCAGAAGCGCGAGGACGAGAAAAAGAAGGCAGCCGAAAAGAAAGCCGCCGATGAAGGAAAAAAACGCAACGACGAAATGAAACCCGGCAACGAAGGGAAGGACAAACCCAAAGATCAAGGCAAGGATTCGATTGGGCAGCTGATTTCAGCAGTCAATAGCATCGCTGCTGAAGTCACCGCCGTAAAGAACCGCCTGCCAATGGCAGCCCTCGGAGCCTAACACCCAACCCATTACCAAATGCCAGCGATCATCTACCAGAAAACACCGGGCGGGCTCTTCGCAACCGGCGAACGCACGGTCTCGACATTCCCCAGCGGCCTCATCCGCGTCGACCAGACATTCATCTGCCCGACATCAGACGATGCCACTCACCGCGCGGCACTAGCCGTCGGAAACAACATGCCCGGCGGCAGCGCGCCCGCCATCAATGGCCTCAAGATTTTTCCCGAGCCGCAAGAGAAGAAACGAGACAACGGTTTCACCGAGTTTGTCGTGAGCGCGTATGGGAGGATAAACACAGTTGGGAGAACCACATTTGAATGGAAGACATTTTCGGAATCTGGAACCTTTAAGGTAGGAATTGGTACAGCAAATGAGAAGAGTTATTCGGTAACGGCGATTTTACGAAACAAAGTAAAAAAAGTTGAAAAAGTGATTCTTCTATCAGAAGTTAACACTTTGGTTTTTGACGAATCCGGCGCAACTACCCCGGTTGTGATTGCTGGCATGTATGGAAATACAGGCAATTCATACTGGTCGGTTGGTGTAACCAGCTATCAATCGACACAATACGGGAATTTTGTCGAGATCATCTATATTGTTGATGCTTACAAATTAGCAACAACTGGAGAATAACCCATGTCCAACCTCAAGCTACCAGTCAACTTCGAAGAGAAGGCCAAGCTGCCACCTGCGGCGAATGGCGCTGGCTACCCGTACCGGATCTCGGCGTTGGATTTAATGAAGAACTTCACCTACGCTGCGCTCGACGCCCATGAGGACTGGATTGAAGAAGTTGGAGTTTCCCAATACCCAGGTCGAAAGCTCAAGCTGCCTCAACTACCCGGATCCGGCACGCATGTGCTCGGCTGCATCGATGGCGAGATCAAGTGGATCGAAACGGAGGAATGCTGACGCATGAAAATCGGAGTCACAACGACCAACGAAAACAGAAAAATAAGGACTAAGTTTTTCGGAGGAACAATTCATGCAGTCGAATGCGCGTGCTGTTGCTATGCAGAAGTCCGCTCCGTCACCGCCTCACTTTCTCATGTCGGATATTTACCCTTTACCTGCGAGGGATCGGAACCACCTCCGACTGATACCCGTTACCTCAAATACCGCGCCTCTGGCGATGGCTATATCGAGGCCTGCGGGGTCGCACCGCATAACCAGAATGTGACACAGGAATGGGAAGTTGATCCTTTCACCGGCCTCACCTGCTACAACGGCCCAGAGTCGGATATCGTTTCAAGCGGCTGCTCCGAGTTACAGAATTGCAGCGCCACTCAGAAAAGCTACTCCTGCGCGTTTGAGGGAGACCCGAATGACCCTTGCGCTCCCGGATCGATCAACTGGACTGAATCGCTACAAGATTCCTACACCATCGAAGATGTCGCCAGCAATGTTGACACTGCGCTTGGCAGGATCGACCCCTACGGAAATGACGGCATGCCTGCTGGCACGCGAGGATCGGTCATCAACGGTACGAATGGCAGCATCCTCTCATGGGTGAATGAATGCGCATTGAACAGAGCAGAGTTCACCTCTGGCGCAGGCGGTGTCACCAAGACCAAACTCTTTGTAAAGTTCACCAAGGATACGCAGTACACGCTCACTCAGAGCGATGGCTCGGTGCAGACACTGAACGCGACCGAAGGCCAAGAGATCACCATCGACCCACCCGCAACACCGAACACATGGACTGACATTGCTATTGTCAATAAGACCAAGGTCGGCTGCTGCAACTCATCAATCGGCGCGACCACGCACACGGGGGAGACCACCGATAGCACATTTGTGGCGGATGGGGGCGCTCCACCTCCGCCTATTCCATTCATTGGGCCGGATTGTAAGGAGTATTCACATTACACCACTGAATCAATCGAAAACTCCATAGTTACTGCATCAGGTCCACTAGAGGATGGAGATTTAAACGGATCTGGTGAATGGTCTTATAATCGTGAAAGTACTAATAGCGAAACTGGAGACATATATGGTGGGTTCTCTGATGATTGGTTTTTCCGATTTACGGAAAACTCTTTTAAAGAAATATCAGGTCCAGATGGCTGGGGTCAAAGCTCGCGTTTGATAAATAAAATAACATCTAGGCAAAAAGATGAGGGAATAACCTGTAGCGGATCTATCGTATCAACCTATACTAATTCAGGAGAAACAGAAACATTCGAATCTGAGGCTTGTGGTGGTGTATTTGAAGGACCAAGAAGTTCTTCAAATTCGATTACTTGCTGCGATACTATAATTGAAGGCAATTCAAAAATAGTTAAATGCAACTCCTCAGGCAGTAATGTTGAATCATGGGGTTATTTTTGGGGGCTGTTAGGACCACAAACAGGCGGCGGCACGAGAACTGTCACAGAGATTGGTTCTTCAACATCAACAACAACATTTTTTGGAGAAGTTATTCAAAACGGCACATGGGAAGACGAAACCTCACCAAACGAATCACTCTGCGCCTCGCGCACTAAATCCGAGACAACGAAGCAATCGAAGAATGTCGCTGCTGAGATCGACCTCACTTTCACCGCACCCGCGAGCGAATCGCCGATCATTTACGAGCACTGGTTCCACTACTACACGGTCGAGGTGGACAGCTCAGAGGAAGGCTGCCCGACCTCGGATGTCGTCGCCCACAATGAAAAATGGACATCGGTGAGCAGCGGCGGCGTGCTCACACTTTCGAGAAACATCAATCTCTCCACCCCTCCTAAGGATCATTCGATCTGCGCACAAAGTCTCGCCTTCGTCACCCGCGTCGCCTCATGAGTGCCTTCGACATCAATACCCCTGCGCCTGCCACGCCACACCCCGTGACAGCTCGTCACCGCCCGCGCGTCGAATACCCAAGCGCCACTCAAATGGCCGCCAACCTCGGCTCATCGCTCGTCAAATGGGCGGGCTCTGGCTTCACCGCCACCGATCCCGACACGCTCGCCAGCCGCATGGATACCTGCAAAGCCTGCGACCTATGGGACGCCGCTGGCATGGCTGGCACCGGACGCTGCCGCAAGTGCGGATGTTCGACGCAGGCGAAGCTGCGCATGGCCTCGGAAAAATGCCCGATCGGCAAGTGGTGAGATTTTGACAAAGCGCCGGGATTGATGCCCGGCACCATCACACTCTCGCAAGGCGAGCGGCTTTCCTTGCTCGCGACTGCCAAGCAAAACGGCACAGCGATCACGCTCGATTCGTCGTGGCTTGTCGGTGCCGCGATCATGCCCAATGGCCAGTCGTCGCCGATCGACATGGCCGCGTCGATTGTCCTGGGCAAAGTCTCGATCGACTTCGACACCGCCGATCTCAAGCCCGGCACGCATGTCATGGACATCCGGTTCACGAATCCCGAGAGCCGCGACCAATGGAGCCAAACGATCAAAGTCGTGATCGATCGCACCGTCACCCCTTACAGCCCCCGCTGACGAGCCA